AGACAGGATGGCAAAAGAGATGGTTGCTAGATATAACGTCTACCTAGAGTTTTGCGTACTACCTAAGACCTTAACAGACATAAAGCAACAAATAGATGATGACAAGAATACTGCATCTAATACGATTAAGAGCTTAATGGCTAGAGGATTTATGAAAAGCATTGTTGTTAATGACACAGGAACACGTAAGTACTACAGCTTTGTCACTACCAAGCTAATGAGCTACGAGGATGCATTAGAGTATGTATCACCTAAGAAATATAAAACTAAGGTTAGCGAGAATACACCAACAATTGAAGGTGCTAGGGTAATTAATTTTGATGATAGAAAATTAAGCACTTTATATATGACTCAACGTGCAATAGACAGGGCTAACATGAAATCACCTAAGAACTATACAAGTGGCGCAACTATGTCAGGAGTAGATTGGTAATGAGAGTTACTAGCGATGGTTCAAGCGCAAGCTACTACGAATTGCCTAATAATGCTAGCGAGTTACAGGACTTGATTAGCGCAAAGAATATGAACGCACAGATCGGTGAGATATTCCGTGAGTGCTACCGGTATGGTCAGGCATCACATTGTGATGAGATAAGGGGAATTAAAAAGATACTGTTCTATGCTAATGCAGAGCTTAAAAGATTAGCCAGTCAAGAGCAATCCTGACCGGCTATATATACAATGTATATACTATTTGTTCATTACGTACATTGTAACTTCAAAGCCAAAACGCATTTCAGTAGCTGCTGGTGTTGTCCACATGATAAATCTCCTGTTTATTGAGTGTACACATTAGCGTGTACATGTACGAATTATGCGCTTTTTTAGACATGACACCATACAGAAAAGCATTAAATGTGATATATTGACCGAGTTTGATAAGTATGGTAAAGTCACGTAACGATTTATAGTAGTGCGATTTTGCATTACTTTTTTATTCCAGCGACTGTACATCGCTAGAAAGTAACCATTGCCCCTCAGACGTGATAGGGTGGACTCCGAGGTAGTCCAGTTGCGAGAACCTCCTACTTTTTAAGGGAATAACTATGGCAAAAGGTTTGTTAGACACAAAGACTACTATTGGCTCTGCCAAAGAGATTGCTGACAACACCAAGAATGCCATTGATAACTATTCTCTAGGAGCTATGAACCCAAGTTTGCCTAATACCGAGTACTGGGCAAAGATGGCTAAGATGTTCCGAATCACACCAGCAGAAGTCAAACGTCAACGCTGCTCTAACTGCGAATACTACGACAATACTCCAGAAATGTTTGAAGCAATGGAGGCAATTCCACTTAATAAATACGATCTATACGATGGTCAAGCGCAACGTGGCTACTGCCATAAGCTAGACTTCATTTGCCACACTTCACGTCTATGCAGCGCATGGGAACGTAAGGACTTTGAAAATCCAATGGAGGATTAATTATGCGATTAGATAAAGCAGCAGAAAAAATTGGTAAAGTTATGGGTGAATGGAAAGACAAAGAACTACACTCAGGCAAAGGTGGCAAGGTCGTTAAGTCACGTAAACAGGCAATTGCAATCGCACTCAGCGAAGCGAATAAAATGAAGGGTAAATAATTATGAGTATAGTTCAAAAAGATGATAATGGTAATTTAGTTGAGGCATATACCCCTGCTGTATCCCAAGTATTTGCTGCCGGTAACACTTCAGCACAATCAGCAGCATTTGCTACTGGCACTACTTTAGTTCGTGTAGCAGCATCATTAGGTCATTGCCATGTGGCATTTGGCGCTAATCCAACGGCTTCTATTACTACAAGCGTAATGATTCCAAACAATAGCGTAGAGTTCTTTAAGGTTACTGCCGGCAATAAGATGGCTTACATAAAAGATGCAGCAACTTCAGCATCAACGGTATGCGTAACTGAATTAGCTTAATGAATGACCATTGGTTTATTATTCTATTAGCTGTAATCGCTAACATTACACTCGTTATTAACGCAATACATCATTGGTAGAATATGGCTGGACTACTAGACAACAATATATTTAGCAATATGTCAGCTTGGGATAAGACCAAGACATTGGCATCCGGTTACGGTGGTGCGCTATTGCAGTCTGTACTACATCCTATTGAGCATTGGAATCATAGTGGCTATCCTAGCGAACTAAGTGATTCATTGGTACAAAAGAATCCAGAAGTGGGATTTCAACGATATGATCGGACACCATTAGATGCTGCAATTAATTACGGTGGGGCTTATCAGTACGCAACTTCTCCTACGGTATCGTATGATGATGCTGCTAACCGAGCAAAGGCATACCAGCTTACCGGTTACTTAGTAGATGGAATGCTAGGCAATAAAGACCGCCAAGTAGATGCTGTAAAAGATTACGAAGAAAACTTAGCCGGCATTAAGCAAGCTATAGCCGATAAGAAAGTAAACTCAGTAATGAATGAAGACAAGATTCGCCAGATGTCAGCCAAGTACGGTAAACAGAAAGCAACGGCAAGACCGCAATACTAATTTTAACAACTGGGTGACCAACCGTTAGGAGTCACAACAAAATGACAGACGAAAAAGCAGCACAATTAGCAGCAGCCAGAGAAAAGGCAGCAGAAGCGAATAAGAACAATTCTCATTCAAGTAAAATCAATAGGTTGATGAACGATACTCTGAGAAGGGTATTAATACAAGATGAGGCATTAAGGGCTAGAACTATCACAGAGGCTCTAGTGACTAAAGCAGAAGAAGGTGACGTATCAGCCATTAAAGAAGTCTTTGACAGAATGGATGGCAAGGTAGTCCAAGAGAACAAAATAAGCGGTGATGCTGATGCACCATTGCTGATACAAGTGGTAACGGGTATAGATGACAACTACTAACCCGATTGATCTAGGCTACAAGCCTCGGTTACCACAGAAAGAGATACACAAGGCAGTAAGAGAGAATCGTTTTGTTGTAGCTGTAGCGCATCGTAGGATGGGTAAAACTGTTTCTGCTATAGTGCAATTGATTCATTCTGCATTACAGAACGGACAGAAGAACCCAAGGTACGCTTACATAGCACCTACTTATTCACAGGCTAAAAGGGTCGCATGGGATTACCTTACAGAATACACTCGCTCACTTGGTGGTACTGCAAACATCGCAGAGCTAAGAGTGGACTTTCTGGGAAGACGGATCAGCCTGTACGGTAGTGAAAACGGTGATAGCTTACGTGGTCAATACTTTGATGGTGTTGTACTAGATGAGATAGGTGACCAAGACCCAAAGATTTGGAACGAGATAATTAGACCGGCTCTTGCAGATCGCAAGGGTTTTTGCCTCATGATTGGCACTCCGAAAGGGAAAAATCATTTCTCCGAATTTAAGGATAGAGCGCAGGTTACAGAAGGTTGGAAGTTCTTAGAGTTTAAGGCTAGTGATACAAATATCCTAGAGCCGTCAGAGTTAGCAAGCGCACGTAATGAGATGGGCGATGACAAATACCGCCAAGAGTTTGAGTGTAGCTTTGATGCACCAGTAGAAGGTGCTTACTACGGTAAGTTACTAATGGATGCCGACAACGAGAACAGAGTAACTAAAGTTCCTAAAGACGGTTTAGCTAAACTTGTATGTAGCTGGGACTTAGGCGTAAGTGATTCAACCTGTATTTGGGTAGCTCAGATAGTCGGCAAAGAGATACAACTAGTAGACTGTACTGAGAACCACGGAGTCGGACTAGATTACTATGTTAGCTGGTTACGTGATAATGGTTATGACAAGGGTCAGCAGATTCTTCCGCACGATGTAAAAGTCAGAGAGATGACTACAGGTCGCAGCCGGTTAGAAGTCTTAATGGAAGCTGGACTAGATGTAACAGTTGCACCAAGCCTATCTATAGCAGATGGCATTCAAGCAGTTAGACGTATGCTGCCTAGATGCTGGTTTGACATAGAAGGCACAAAGAACGGTCTAGTAGCATTACGTAACTATAGACGTGAGTTTAACGAGAAGCAGAATGTGTTTTACGATAAGCCAGTACACGACTGGTCATCACACTTTGCAGACTCTTTTAGGTATTTAGCAATAGGGTTAGTAGAAGCAGACACAACGTGGTCACAACCATTACAACAAAATAAGGCATGGGTCGTATGATGAACCAAGAAGAATTAAAGGCACTTGTTGCTGATGAAATCAATAACGCTATTGGCTACTTAGAGTCAGATACGGTTCAAGCTCGTGCCGATGCAATGAGCTACTACTTCCGTGACAAATACGGTACTGAGGTAGAAGGTCGCAGCCAAGTAGTTACCGGTGAGGTAGCAGAGGCAGTAGATGGTGCATTACCTCAACTGATCCGTGTATTCACGTCATGCGAAGACGCTGTGCGTTTTGAGGCTACCAAAGACGGTGAAGAGCCACTAGCAGACCAAGCAAGTGACATGGCAAACTGGGTGTTTTATAAAGACAACGATGGCTTCTTAATCTTGCACAATTGGTTCAAGGATGCATTACTACAGAAGGTTGGTGTAGTTAAAGCC